GGCAGGGGGATGCACTGCCAATTTGCCCATAAGGCATATTGAATACCCCCCAGTGGACTGAGTCCACAGACCCCTCCTTTAGATAAGGGAGGGAACCCAACGGCGTTTCAGTGAAACTGCGCCGTGCAGTGCAGATCTGCTAAGATGCTGCTTCGTCACAACTAGCTGCTCAGGGATTTCATCCCGAATAGCGAGAGTAATGAAGCATTTCATCAAAGCACCGTATCCTTCCAATGGATCAGTGCGATCTATTGGGCTTGGAACCCACGCTTTTATTTCGAAGCGCTGGAGATTACAATTCCACCTTTCAGTGGTCTTGTAACCCAAGTATGAGATACGGCCCAAAGCTGAGGAATTCTCCGATACATAGGGCAAAGGCCCTAGTATTCTCTCTATGGTTTTAAACATGAGAGAGGCTGTCCTCCAATAACCTTTCAAGTAGAAAGAATTAGCGGAGGCAGTCCATGAGATAAGTCTATCAGCTTGGTGCCTATTCTTAGGGATTTGCTTGCGTATGTAAGTCGGTGTTACTGACTCACCCGCATAGCAATCCTCACCACATGACTCTCTGAAGCTTCCGCTCAAGAAAGTCTTATTGGTGTTTACCTTACAATTGTATTTTTGTAGGTAATCAAGAATAGTAACCGCATATGTCGAGGGGACGATAATATCGTCTCCATAGACATGTACGCCACGAGACACTTTAAAACATGTCTTGGGCGTCACAGGAAGGTTAAGTTTTTCCAGGAGAGCCACTACACATACAGTGTAGAAATACATGGCTTCCACGGGAAAACAAAGAGCAGAACCCATAGACGCAAACTTCCTAAGAGGGCCAATTATTTGACCATTAGGAAGCTGTGCGTGCGTCGAGCGACATGCTTCAATCGCATCCTGAAGATCAGGGTTAGATCGGAACATCTCCATTGCAAGATCATGGGGAACCCGGTCACTTGCATCAGAAAGATCGATCGTTGCTAATCGACCAGTTCTCGACGACGACATCGCGAGCTTCTGATTAACGGATTGATCACGAAAATTTACGTGACCCTTCGTCAGCCAGTTTTGTTCGATGGCCCTATATAGGGCCTCTCGAATTCCTTGCTGCACGTATTGTTGGCAGCAGGGCTCAATTGCGATGATTCTTGGGCTTTTAAGTGTTTTAGGTACTGAGACCACCCTAACGGGTAGTTCCAGGGCCTCTGGAACGATCGATACCATTTGGAGCTCCTCACTATTGCTCGGACACCCAATAGGGTAGCCGTTGTCAATAAGAGGGAAATAAGGCTCCAGACGATCGTGCCAGCTAGACCAAGAGTACTTTTCATTTCCATGAAGGTACTCTGCAGTCGCGCCGGGACCGTGCCGTGGAATACATTTGGTAAGTTCGATTGAACTAACCATAGGACCCCAGAGCACAGAAGCCACGCTAATAAACTTAGCGTAGACCTCTTCCGGCACTGAAAACATGTCAAAAGACTGCTCAATGGCAGTGTAACTTGAGAAGGCGGATGCTTCCCTTTCGGGGGAACATCCAATTTCAATCTTTGCAAATGCACGACAAATCTGTCGAACGCATCCAACAATCGTTGAAATATCCTCTTGTTCATTGTCAATACCTCCTGTTTCCTGGTTGAAAATTCGACCGAGCATACCTTGCAAAAAAGCAGGGATTGCTCCACTCTTTCGAAAATTTCGAAAAAGTGATGGGTCGATCTTCCCATTTGCTAAGCTTCTTTCGAAGTCATTGCAAAATTGGGGAAGGGTTATCGTGATAAACGATATCCCCTCTTTTTCAACCCGTGATCTCATAGTTTCGAGATCACGTAAATCGGAGACATCAGCGGTACACTTCATGCAGGCATCTATATAGATAGCGTGCATGAACTTCATATGGTCACTTGCACGGTCATTACGACCGTACTCGTTGCTTTTCAAGGTACCCTCCAATCGGTGGGAAGCCTTCAAGCTACGATATTTGCCTTCCTGACACCATACTGGTATCAGGCAAACGGACACCAATACGGAAAAACCAAAGATGAGTGACTTGGATGAGATTTAACTCTCAGTTCCAATCATCTTATCTATGGCCGTATTATCTAGCCAGGTCTTAAGACCAGCTATAAGCTGTTCTATTTGTGCAGTCGTAAACCCGTAAACGGGTCTATCGATCACACAATAGAAACTTAACGTCTCGTAATCATTGACATTAGTCAATGGGTCCGCGACGATAGCGCGTTGGTCGATCCGAACCATTGATCGTTTCCGATCATTGGAAAGGGTATGAGATATCGTTAAACGATAACTCTCATCCGCGAGTTGATAGACGGATTTTGTTCCTTCTGTCAAGTATCGCGGCATTACCTTCGCGACAGCATTAACGGTGACCGTTTGTGGGTCGGAAAACATAGTAGTTGACCTCCGAAGTTTAACGGAGTTATCCTGCTACAGACCCGATCCTTTCCAGGGGATCAGACCTTGGTTAAAGTAACAGGCAGATAATCCGAACTGATAAGTAAAACGAGAAGCGTTTTTAATGCATTCGCGTTATACCTAGAGCAGCAAGGATCGCAAGTTGTCTTGGACTTAAAAGGTTCCAAGACAGGCCAAAGCCATAAGGGGTACTTGCACTATTTCTCACTTTCTCGGTCCATAATAAGGGCCAAGAAGCTGAGATAGTACCATCTTTAAAGGGCAGAGTTTGAACAACAATCTGCTCCGTTGAAGAATGGCGCGACACGTACAAGTATCTGGCCGCGATTGCGTCGATGGCTATATCCGTCATTGCGTCAATATTGGCGCCAAAGTCGGTAAACCAATCTACCAACCACGTCCAAGGTGTTGCACGATAGATAGTCGATGGAGTTATTCGAGCTCCGTAAATCGTTAAATAACGATTGACAGAGTTCCAAGCCGAATTATAATCCGGTAATGACTCATCGAATTCTGGCCGATAATACTTGTATGAACCAACCGCGGTTATGTAAGAGTGCTTTCGCTCTCTCACTTCCCACGTCGGGTTCACACCAGGTACAAATAAACTCTGAACGAGATAGCCTACAGGTTCAACCTGCATGCCAGTCCCGCGCGAGATTACTGTATCGGTCCAACTATCATCGAGAACTGCTCGCCGTCTAATCCACTTATCATTATTAGCGCGTAATTTGCTTTTAATGGCGTGGAAATCTTGAAAAGTCGTATAAAACTTTTTAAGATCACCTATAAACGGCGTCCACCCGAATTGGTGGTTGAGAAAGTCATCTGACACTCTTTTTGGTGTCATCACCCGAGAGTTAACGTTTCCACCCATTAGTCTCCACACATCGTGGAATCTTCTGGATGAAGACTTAAGCATACGAGGGATATCCCTCGTCTCTGCTATAAAAACTCCGGCTGAGGCTTTCTCAAGTTTAGGCCTAGTTTTCATATAGGCCTGCAGTTCCCAGCTTGCTGTAGATAGCTGCGGGAAGGCTGGCGAAAGCCAGCTTTTCC